GTTGGCTTCATTGTATGCCGGTTTATGCACGATAGCCAAATGGTCGAAGGTAAAATCTTCCCCAAAGACTAAACCATCATCGTCTGCCTTTACCGGCACACCCGATCCGCCAATACTTACGCCATACCCTGCTCTTAGCCAAAGGCCGGATTCTAATGCTTCAAACAATTCTGTTCTTACAACATGAGCGGCATATCTAACAATGTAACCTTCTTCTCTTTCTTCAAAGGTTGCTTCTGTAATATATCCTACAATGGCTTCATCTATGTCGCCTTTCATATTACGGGAAAAGCCACCGCCAGCCGTAGCCTTCGGGTGGTTAAGTGTTAAATCGGAATTAACCATTTGTTCGGCAACAAATCGTGCGCCTTCTTTTGTTAAGGACCATTTGTTTTTATTCATGCCTTCATGGAATGCTATTCCTCTAATTTCGATAACGGTTTTTCCTGTGGTGGCCTCAAGTATTGCTTCGGCCTCTCCGATTTCTAATTCAAGAGTTACTGCGACTTTTCGGCATTCGCCGTCAATCAATTCTTCACCGATACCGCAGGTTTGAGAAGCATACTCATCTTTCTTTTTGTAGCCCTCAACCTTAAATTCATGTCCTTCATGTGCGGCCATACATTCGTCTTTTGAATATCCCATAGCCATACATCGGCTCATGTATTCTTCATGTGATTCATCATCTTTTGGAGTTGGTTCTGCCGCTTCTTTGCTTTCCATTTTACAAGTCTTATGGTCTGCACAGTAGGCTTGAGATGTGCAAGAAGCGCATACATCATATCCTGCTTCCGCTTTTTGCTTGATAGGAATACAGTTAGGCACACGGCGACCATTCTTTGTTTTCATGCCGTATTGCTCGTAGCCTTCTGTGCATGGGTCATCAGCGTCTTTGGCTTCAACAGATTCGTCTTCATTACAACCGCAACCACAAGGGCTACCGTCTTCGGCTTCAACCTTTTTACCGCCTCGCCATTGTCTGCAAGACCAATAACGGGCCTTCCATTTTGGGCCGGGAGAATCACAGTTATGTCGTGAGCGAAAAGATTTTCTTCTTGCGGGGTCATCTCTTTTAATTTCCATGTTAGGGTCGCCAAACCTTACAAGAACGACATTACCTTTTTCATTTTTAGTATAAACGCCGAATTTTTTGTTTGCGCCTTTTGTCCTAAATGGTTTGTTTAGAGTTACTGAGCGGCCTTGATATTCCGCCGCTTCAACATCTATTTCTTCCCAATCCTCATAAGCGACTACTTCTCCGCCGCAACCACAACCGCAAGACATTGGCCTTCGGTCGCAAATAGTGATTTATTAAACTCCCGTTTCCATTTGTTTTTCAAAATCGCTAAGATTATCCCACCACGCCCAAAATTCGGCATCCAATTCTTCGTCAGACAATTACTCACCATCCTTTTGAGGATAGCCACCGTTCCAAAGCGTATGAGATGAATCCAGCGATAATAAGAAATAAGATGTGTTCATACATCACTTACCGCCTTTCTTGCCGTTAGTAATTTGGAATGCCTCCATGTCGAGGGTGTGTTGCTTTTGCATTTTTTCCATTTCTAAATCATGCTTTAATTTGTGTTCCTCAAGCATTCTTGTGTGGTTCTTTTCTGCGTCTGTAGCGGCTACATCAGAAGATAATTGATCCGGCAATACGTTTATTTTTGCGGTTTCTTTGCCTTTAAACAAATCAAGGACTGATGTAATAATAAGAAGTGCAGGACCGCCGAGAAGACCGATAACTGTTAATTGACTGTCGGATATTTCTCTTTGCTCAACGATACTAAAATAAGATGCAGTAGCCGCAATAACTACCCAAGCCATAACGACTCCCATACCGAAAGTTAGCATCAAAGCCTCGTTAGGGTTACCCATTTTTGTTCGACTCATGCGCTTCCAAGCCTTGAGTTGATTTATCAAGGTTTCAATTATCATTACCAAAATAACACCGTAAACAAAAGGAATTAAAGGTAATAATACATCATTCGATAACATCAGAAGGTCCTTGTTGTGAATTTTCTCTCGGTAATTCACCTGTGCCTACTGATGATTCTTTTCTTTCATCTCCACTTCGCCCTGCGCTCGGTAGGTTAAGAATTTCTAAGGATTGATTTAGTGTGAGAATGCCGGACTGATACCCCAACGATACTCTTTGCATTGTGTTTAGTGGTGTTTCGGTGTCCATAGCGTCAAAGATAATTGTTGGTAGGTCTTGCTTGCGGTGTTCAATTCCTAACAATTCAAGATGTAGCGAGAATAGCCCCATAACTGCATCTGAAAGTATGCGGTGCATACGGGATATAGCACCAACCGCCCATAGGTTCGCGTTGTATGTTGCGGCAAAGGTTGAACCGCGCTCTTGACCTGCGGCTACTCTCGGCACTTGAAGAACGGCGGCAATATCGCCATTTACTGCATCGAGGAAATCATTACTGTTTGGTATGGTGTTTTCCAAATTAACATGGTGTAATTCAACATAATGCGGTAGGACAGGGATTTGGTCGCCACGCAGACCCTCAAACAATGAGATAACTTCATCCATAATATGAACGAGCCTTTCCTGTTGCTCGGCTGGGTCTTGAATATGCTCGATAGCAGATCTGTCTATTGTTACATACTGCTTAGTCATAGCGTCTTCAAGAGATAGCCTGTTATTCATTGTGTTATACTTCATGCGTATTGCTTGCTTTAGAGAAGTAAATCGGGATGCACCCCATATACCATAGGTTTTTCGACCTTTGTTATCAACAAACCAATTACTGCGATAATCAATTCGTATGTGCATGATTTCGTTTGCCGGAAATTCGGCTTCGGTCATTTTTGTTTCGCGTAGCATATATGTTACCGGCCTTGTTATCGGCGTGTCTTCATCGGCTACGAAGTAAGAGCCAAGCCCGCCGCGCTCATCAACAATTGTGATTTGCTTTACGGGTAGGCTTTGTAGGTTTGTGATACCGACTCCGGCTCGCCCTACAATTTTATTTATGTCGTTCCCATACACCATGAGGCCACGCATAGCGTTGATTAGGAAATCGTCAAAGTCTAAGTCGCCTTCTTCGACTAATTCTCTAATCGCATTTCGGATGCGAGCGTTTTTGCCGCGTGAATAATTGATTTCGTAATTGTTTGCAGTTAGCGATACTGCACGAACCGCACCGTTCAATTCGGGGTCTAACTTCAACATCGAATCATACAAGTCAAATTCGTTATCAAAATTGCTATCGGTTCTTATCTTCTCAGTATCACGGACAATATCGGGTATTCCTGCCGCTACTGAAAACGACTTGTTAGTGGGTAATCTCTTTGTTTGCGCTACTACCGGCTCTTTTTTCTGAAAGGTTCGGAAGAAGGGAAAACGCCTTCGCTCATCAGCCATATTTACAAGGTATGTTAGTTATCCTATAAAGGTTGGTTTTTATTTTTTTAATGATTTTGCGTTTTTTAGAAAGAATAAAACGCTTTACTGCGGATTTATTGTTTATTTATTTTATTTCTTCAAAGATATGTAAGGGAAATAGAGGGGGAACAAAAATACCTTTGAAGAAAAAAAAGAATAATGGTAATCGTTATACTGCGACTCGTTTATTTTTTCTGAGGCCGGAAAAAACATTGGAAATAATATGTGTTTATACTAACCTTTAATAAATACCCGAACATCGTTAGGTTCATGGGGAAACGCTATCACGGTGGAGAAGACCTTATCGCCCAACACATAAACAAAGGTTTTCCAAATGATAAAGAATTTGCAGTATTTTTGAACGAATTAGAACCAAGACGATCAATTGACTCATGGCGTATTAAAGTCGGCAGGTATCGCAAGGCTAATCCTTACGAACAACCAAAGCAGGAAGTAATACATACATACTATGACGAAGGTAAAGACCAATACTTGACCTTCTTATCTCATATTGATAACATATTAGTCATTAGTGGTAAAGACCATAGGAATATGCGCCGCTCTTATTCTAATGAAGGCGGCGGTTTAACTATTGACGAAATGTGCGCTGAGTATGAAATGGATAGCATTACAATGTCTGCGTATATACGCGCATACAATTGGAAGCATACCATGAATCCTTTAACCGATGAAGAAATCACTTTGAAGGACACATCAAGTCTTGTGCAGGATTACCTTTCAATTAAGCGACAAGAAGTGGTCCTAAAGGCACAGAAGCAATTGAAAAAGGACTTAGAGGCTGATGCAACGGCATGGAGAGAGTTTAAGCATACTATTTATGATGATTTCCAGACCCTTGTGCCGAAGATTAAATCAACGGCTAAGAAGCCTAAGACTAAGGCGGCACACGAATATGCTCTTGTCTTATCCCCAACAGATCTTCACTTTGGAAAATACGGCTGGAAGGATGAAGTCGGAGAAGAATACGATATGGATATTGCTAAAGAGCGACTTATCGCAAGCACCGAAGCACTACTAACTCGACTACCACACCTGCCGGAAAAGATAATCCTAACTGCTGGTAGCGATTGGTTCCATGTTGATAACGACAACGGCACTACTACCAAAGGCACACCGCAAGATACCGATGCGACACCTGCTGAAATCTTGATGAAGGGTTGCTCTTTGGCTCGCCAGCATATTGATATGTTAAGAAAGGTAGCACCCGTTGATGTAGTCCTCATGGCCGGTAATCACGACAGGCATACTTCTCTTATGCTTATGATGTATCTTGAAGCGGCATACGAACAATGCGAAGATGTATCAGTAGTAATTAGTCCTCAATCACGACAATATGTGCAGTATGGCGACAACCTGCTCGGATTTACTCATGGTGATAAGATTCGGCTTAACACACTACCTGCTATTATGTCTAACGAAAAAAGAGAGGCATGGGGTGAATGCCGTAATCATGTATGGTTTCACGGTCATTTGCATCATCTCAAGATTGCCGATACAAACGGTGCTACCGTAATTCAATTGCCGAGTCTTAGCGGCCACGACAGATACCACGCTCGTTCCGGCTATGTTATGGAACGTAAAGGTCTGTGCGGCCACATGATAGACAAGACTCTCGGTGTAGTGGGTAACTTCTTCATACCGGTGGTTAAAGATGAGTGATACTAACTTTTCTATGGAGAGAAGCAGGAAGGACATTTCCTATTTCTATAAATGGCTCGGCTACACATGGGGTAAGCACATCGGAGAATGGATGGAGTTATATTCCGATAGAAAAGGTGCATCCGTTCATCGTGTCTGTATTATTGCACCGAGAGATCATTCCAAATCAACAACCCTTCGTGTTAAATTATTGCACCAATGCCTCTTTGAAAAAAAGGGTGATGGTTCGCCTTTTACCTGCTGGCTTATCTCAGCGAGTAAAGATACTGCCGCCCAAAGACTTGAGGAAATACGCGGTGACCTAAAAAAACACCCACAGTTAAGAAAATACATTAGCCCCTCTAAAGGCAACAAATTAGAATTGCATTTTACTAACGGCGCATGGATTCGTGCTACATCTGTTGGTTCTGCGATTCGTGGGGCGCACCCTGCCTGTGTAGCATTTGACGATGTGTTGGTTGATTCAGACGATACCAGCCCTAAAGCCCTGCAATCATGGTATAAGAAAGCAATTATTCCTATGTTAAGCCCCGATTCGTGGTTTTACTGTGTGGGAACCCCAATGAGTATGGTTGATTTATACCACACGGAAATGTTAGAAAACCCCGTTTGGAAATCAGCCGTGTATTCCGCTATTACTAACTATGATGAATGGCGAGCAAGTGATGGCGAGATAGAACCCGAAGTGCTTTGGGAAGAATATCGAAGCGCGGCTTATCTTCTTGAGCAACGAGAAGGTATGGGTGAATTGGCTTTTGTGCAGGAGTATTTGTGTAGGGTTATTGATGACGAAGCCGCAGTATATCCGAGAGAGTTAGTAAGAAAACATCTCGACATGGAAGGAATATTCCAAACAGAAAAAGATGATAACTGCAAGTATAGTATTGGGTTTGACCCCGCACACGGTTTAGGAAAGGACTTTTCAGTTATGGTTGTCCTCAAGCAAGATCAAGAGGGCTTTATCCACTTTGTAAATATGTGGCGGCGTAATGATTTCCCACCGGACAGACAAGCAGACATGATTATCGAATGGAATAAGAGATATGGTTATCCTGCCTTCGCATCCGAAGATGTGGG